GAAAAAAGAAATTGCCAATCAAGACGCAATGCTAGAACGCCAAACAGCCCGTATCGTTGAACTGCAAGAACACATTGAAAACTTTGATGGAGAAGACCGATGATTTGCGAGCATTGTAATTATCGATGTGCGTTGCGCGGATTAATTGTTTGTCGTAAATGTTTTAACGAATTTTCTGGAGAAGACCGATGAATGATTTAATTGAACGCTTACGGCTGGGTGATGGTACAAGCCCCGACCATTTTCTGTTACTTGAAGCGGCAGATGCGCTGGAAAAGTCTGTGGAGTGTATGTGCGGTATTTGTAAATTAGGGCCAACCGCAGCACAGCCAGAGCAAGAGCCTGTGGAGTACTGCACGGCCTATTATTGTGCTGGAGACTGTGGGCAGCCACACAACCAAAAAGAAATGCAAGAGTTTCTTCGGGCACAGCCAGAGCAAGAGCCTGTGAAGCTAGTTGAATACAACTGCCGTTGCGGCAGGGTGATGAAGTTTGAATCAGAGCATGGCGTTGTTGCGCCGCAGCGCACATGGGTAGGTCTGACGGATGAGGAGCGAATCGACATTGCATACGATGCAAAGCGCGATGAAGTTGTGGCGGTAAAACTGACCGAAGCCAAATTAAGGAGTAAGAACACATGACAACTGCCAAAAAAACAGCCGCTAAGAAGGCCCCAGCAAAGAAGGTGGTGGCCAAGCCTACCCCAGCCAAGAAAACGGCCCCCAAGCGCGTTCTGGTAAGCCAGCGCACCCTTGCCAGCGTAAAGAAGGACGAGATGTTTGCCATGCCCCAAGAGGTCAAGGAATGGATCGAACGCTCTTCAAGCATCATGAAGCACCAAGCCAACCAGATTGAGCAATTGAAGGAAGAGAACGCCAAGCTCAAAGCGTACAGAAAATTCGCAGAGCAAAAGATACTGGGGACAAGTTATGAGTGAATACGAGGGGCCTGAGTGCCACCAAAAATACACCGTGCCGGCAAGCATGACGATGGAGGTGCCCAAGCACAACAGCGTGCTCAAGTTCTTCAACCAAGATGGTGACGAAGTGGGCATGCTGGACTTCAACGGCCCCGGATTAGCATTTGAGGGCGTGGCCGAGATGAGCGCCATCGTGTTCATGGACTGGGTAAGCAAGAAGTTCATGGCGCGCCTGAAAGAAGAGTACGACAGAGGCTTCAAAGACGGGAAGTCTTCCCAAAACACAGAGTGAGGAGTTAAACTTCCAGTTATGCGCTGAGATATGCGCGAAAAAGGACTGGAATATGACCGACAAAGCAAAGTTAGTATTCACTCACGTAGACAATAAACAATTCAGATTTATTGGAGGTGAGAATGGCAACTGGTAATAAGGGCGCAGGAAGGCCTGCAGGAAGCCCAAACAAGGCCACGCAAGAGGCTCGGCAGGCCATAGGTGCCTTCGTCGATGGAAACGCTCACAGGCTCACTGAATGGCTTGATCAGGTGGCAGCAGGTGTGAAGGTTCTTGACCCAGAGACTGGCGAAGACAAGTACATCGTCCCACCGAACCCAGCCAAAGCGTTCGACATGTTCCAAAGCGTGGTGGAGTATCACGTGCCCAAGCTGGCCAGGACAGAACTGACGGGCGACCCGAACAAGCCGATGCAGGTGGACATGCATGTGACGGTGTTCGGTGAGTTGCTCAAAGCAATGAAGATGCAACGCCAGTCGGAAGTATGAGCGCTGTCCAAGCTTTGCTGGAGGACACAGAGTATCTTGCGGCCGAGTTCGCCAAGCTGACGCCCGTCGCCCAGGCGGTAGTCAACTGGCAGATGAAGTGGCACAAGGAGGCTCACAAGCACCAGATCGAGCCACCAGGGGACTGGTGGAACATCTGGCTCATGCTGGCTGGACGAGGAGCCGGAAAGACCCGTGCGGCCGCCGAGACGCTGGCCTTCTGGGCATGGGAGCAACCCAACACCCGCTGGCTGGTGTCGGCCCCCACCAGTGGCGACGTCCGTGGCACATGCTTTGAGGGCGACTCAGGCCTGCTGAAGGTGATCCCCGAGAGCCTAATCGCCGACTACAACAAGAGCCTGCACGAGATCAAGCTGGTCAACGGATCATTCATCAAGGGCATCGCCGCCAGTGAGCCTGAGCGCTTCCGTGGCGGTCAATGGCACGGGGCATGGCTGGACGAGTTGGCCGCATGGGACTACCTGCAGGACGCCTGGGACATGATCATGTTCGCTGTGCGCCTGGGAACCCGCACTAGGATCATTGCATCGACCACGCCCAAGCCCAAGCCACTGGTCATGGACTTGCTGGGGCGCGAAGGCGACGACGTGGTGGTGACCAAGGCGTCCACCTACGTCAACGTGGCCAACTTGGCGCCATCATTCCAGAAGCAAATCTTGCAGTACGAGGGCACCAATCTCGGCCGGCAGGAGATTCACGCCGAGATCATCGACCCCGAGGAGGGCGGCATCGTCAAGAGGGATTGGTTCAGACTGTGGCCCGACAACAAGCCGTTCCCCAAGCTTGAGTACATCCTGCAGTCCTACGACTGCGCCACCAGCGACAAGACCATCAACGACCCGACCGGGTGCATCACGTTTGGCGTGTTCAAGCCCCTGGACGGCGGCATGTGCGTCATGGTGCTGGACTGCTGGCAGGATCACCTGCAGTACCCGCAACTGCGCCCCAAAGTTATCGACGAGTTCGAGACGGTCTACGGCGAGGGCAAGAACAAGAAGCTGGTGGACGTCATCCTGGTGGAGGACAAGAGCGCCGGCATCTCCCTTATCCAGGACTTGCAGCAGGCCCACCTGCCCGTCATCGCGTACAACCCCGGCCGAGCCGACAAAGTGCAACGCCTGTCCATCGTGGCCAACATCATCAAGGCCGGCCGTGTCTGGGTGCCCGAGAGCAGCAACCGCAAGGGATTCGTGCGTGACTGGGCCGAGGGCATGGTCAGCCAAATCTGCTCATTCCCCGAGGGCACGGTGCATGATGAGTTTGTGGACTGCATCAGCCAGGGCCTGCGCTACCTGCGCGACGCCGGCTGGATCAGCATCGACTTCCCCCGAAGAGACGACCTCGAAGAGGAAGACATCACTGACGCTGAGATATACAACATGCGAACCAGAACCAATCCATATGGAGCTTAGTAGAAACCCTTACTAATCTGATTAGTAATCAAAAGTAGTTACTAATCAGATTAGTAAAACATTAGGAGTAAAAATGAAACATGACGACTTTATTGAAATCCAAGTGGGCGAGAATTATTTCAAGGTTATCAACTTGGCAAACGTTAAGACAACGGTTTGCGCTAACCGGTTCGAGATCAGTACCGAGCCGGGAAACGACATCAACGAACAACAAGCAGTCCAAGCTCTACGTGAATGGATTCAAAAGCGCCGGCAAGAGAACATGTGATGCACTAGGCGTGTGTCAGACGTATGGAGACTGCCCTGATTGCCCAAGGCGTCGACCGAAGGCATAATTGGGCATTCACTGAGGGCAACCATGGCAACTAATCCGACCATTGCAAGGATGATGGCAGAACTCAAAGACGCCGCAGGCAATGAGCCACTGGACATTGTTGGCAACACCAAGCGCAACTTGCAAGGCGCATTCAATGTAGTCAAGAACGTGCCGAGCAACTTGCAACGCATGGTGACTGATCCAGTTGCGTATGCCAAGAGCCTGCCAGCGCCGACTGGTGAGCAAATGATGAACATGTTTCAACCGGGGCATGTGGGAGGATTGGCTGGTGTAATCAAGCCTACTGGCGGCAACTGGTTGAACAACAGCGTGGAAAATTCACTGAAGACTCTGCTGGACGAAAGAGGAATACGTCCAGACAAACTGAAGGAATTAAAGGCGGATTTAGCTGAAATATCTGCGCTTCCAAATGCGGCAAAAAAACATGATTATGTGATCCGTCAAATAAAAGACGAGATTGAAAATTCTCGCATTCCCAACGCCCTCAACAACTGGGTGGAACGCAACCTGACCAACTACGTCAAGAAGCAGATGGCGACGCCCGATGACCCAGTGCGCAAGCTGGCCGAGGAAGGCATCACGCACATGCCTGCCAATGAGATTGACTACGCAAATGCATTTATGCCTGAATCACTGGCAGTGAAGCGCATGGTTGCAGGCTTTGATCCCAGCGATGTTGGTGCATCAAATGCGGCAAAAGGCTGGGAGCGTATTACCGACGAGATGCTCAACGTCGGCACGGCTGGGCAACACACAAGGCCGTTGACGCCGACAGAAATTCGTCAGGGATACAAGTCGACCGTGGAAGACAACCCTTGGCTGACCAAACTTGATCCAGCCACGCCAATCTATTACCCCGAAAACATGAGTTCTCTATCAAGAGACCTTGGCTTCGACCACATCATGGACGTCCTGCGTGAAGACGTAGCTTCTGGCCGCATCCGTCCTGAGCAACTGAACAAGGTCAGCATGGAGCAGGCTGTGCGCCGCGCCTATGAGTACGACCAAGAGCTTGCCGCCAAGATGAACGCAGAGCGTGCGGCAAAACGCGAAGGTCTGCCTGTCCACAAAGAGTATCCTGAAGGATATAAGTGGATTGAGTTGAACAAACCCGGATCGTTTGCGTCTGAGTCTGACGCCATGGGCCACTCAGTGCGTGGTTATGAGCCGCCAGTAGGCCATCCCGATTGGGTTGAAGGCTCTGGCAAAATGGGGCATTCTGGCTACGGCCATGGCGGCTGGGAGGGCATCAAGAGCGGCAAAGCCAAGGTCTATTCACTGGTTGACGCAAAAGGTGAGCCACACGTCACCATTGAGACTAAAACAAAAGGCGTTTTAGATGACAACGATTTTGGACAAAATGACACAAGAATTGTTGAAGGTAGAGGCGAGTTTGGGGAGCGAGGTTACAAAACAAGTGACAATCAATTTTTTGAATCATATGCGGATGCTGTTGATCATGAAAAAATGATACAGACACCAACTGCGGAGGAATTAAAACAGCCATCAAGCATTACTCAAATCAAAGGCAAAAGCAACGCCGCCCCCAAAGAGGAGTACCTGCCATACGTTCAGGACTTTGTGAAGAGTGGTAATTGGTCTGACGTGGGAGACCCACAAAATGCCGGACTTCGCAGATATGGTGATGTGTTTAACGTAAATGAGCAGCGTGCCATTAAAGCAAGTGGACAACCTGTTCCAAATCACGAGTACCTTACTGGCGAAGACATTCAACGTCTTCACAACATCATCACGCCAGAAGGTAAGCGTTTGAAATACGACATCAAAGGCAACATTGTTGGTGCAGAAGAAGGCTCTGGCTACGCCCGTGGTGGCAAAGTCCATATGTCCAAAGGTGGCGATCCATCCCTAGACGTCATGCGCCTAGCGCTGACCAAGCACGGCATGTATTCCCCGCTTGAGAAGGCAACCATGGCGGTGAACCGCACAAAGGGAACACCCGCAGAGTTCATGGCTGAGGCTTCCAAACAACCGGGATTCCGCAAAGAAGAGGTGGTTGACCGCAAACTACATCTGCCTGAGCAAAAGATGACCAAGGCAGAGTTACTGGCGCATCTCAAAAAGTCACCGATGCCCCATGTGACTGAGAACGTCCTCTCTGACTATGGAGACGACGAATACAGACTCGCCGACCTTGCATCTCAAGCACTGTACGGTCAGACCTACGATGAGGTCATGGACGACCGCAATGCCATGAGAAAGGTTGATGACTGGATCAAACAGAACACAGCCAAGTATCAGGACTATCAGTTGCCCGGAGGCAAGAAGTACCGTGAGATGCTATTGCAGTTGCCTCACTTCAGCGAGAGCGATGAACTGCGCATGATGGAGTTGGAGGCTGACAAACGCCGCTCTTCATATCCTCAGTACTGGGGAATGGATGGACGCCAAGCCCAAGAACTGGCTGAGTTAAAGGCACGCAAGGCATCGATGGGTGATCAGTACCACTCAAGCCACTGGCAAGGACACCCCAACGTCATCGCCCACATTCGCATGAGTGACCGCACTGGACCCAATAAAGAAAAGCTCTTGCACTTGGAAGAGATTCAGTCGGACTGGCACCAGGAAGGCCGCAAGCATGGCTACAAAGGCCAGCACACGGGAGAAATGGCTGAGTATCAAAAGCTGCTCAAACAGTTTGAAGCAGGGACATTGCCAGCAGATAAATATGACCATTTTTATGAATTGCAGGACAATCTTGGGGGCGGCATTGAAGCCGAAAGAAAAAGTGCAGTTCCCGACGCCCCATTCAAAAAGAACTGGCACGAGTTAGCGCTCAAGCACGCCCTGCATCACGCGGCTAAACATGGCTACCACGGCATAGTGATTACGCCCGGCAAAGAGCAAGCTGAGCGCTATCCAAGGCAAAACGAGTCAGAAAAAGTTTCCCAAGAACATGGCATGAAAACTTTTTACGACAAGATCGTGCCGACATATCTGAACAAACTTGGTAAGCCACATGGCGTTCAAGTAGGACAGATGCCCATTGAATCTGGCGAAGAAATGGTTCCAGATAACGCTGGGCTTGGCATGATCAGATCTGGTAATCCAAAGATTACACAACTCCACCACTTCCCAATCACTGAGCCAATGCGAGAGAAGATTCTCAAAGAAGGCTTACCACAGTACATGCGTGGTGGCATCATCCACAAAGCCGAAGGAGGCAACGTGCAACCAACACTGGCTCAAATGAAGATGGCGCTTTATCAGCGTCCTGAACTCCAACAAATCGGAGTAAACGAGGCGCCTAACATGACGCCTAAGATTTACATCCCACCTGTAAAGGATGAGTCAAACTACCCACCTCCCGGCGGCGTAGCAACCAAGAGCGGTATGCCTATCGGTGGAGTGGATCAAAACCAGCAACAGCCTGGACAACAGTTGATGGCTCAACAGCCTCCACAGGGCATGCCAGGAGCACCAGGACAGCCCCCAATGGGCGCACAGCAGGGTCAGCCTGCACCACAAGGACAAACGCCCCCTCAAGGCAATATGCTGTCCATGACGCCTCAAGGTCAAACCCTGCAAGCCTTGGGTGGTGCTCAGCCACAGTCGCAAGGATTGAAGGGCGGTGGTCAGCCAGATAAAGAGGAAAACCCGCTACTTGTTATGCACAACATAAGCGCCAGAAAATTGGGCATGGCTGATAAATTAGGAGGATTGCCAGTACCAAGTTTGGCAATCGTTAATCCTGAGCATGGATTTCACAGTTTTGGTGATATATCTTTAATTGGTCACCCAGAGATGGCGTCTCCATCAAAAGAAAACCCGGTTTACGCATCGGACGTTTATTCGCCTAGATTTCCATCTTTAAATGATGAAGAAACAAAAATTTATAAAGGATTTACCCCTAGCGGAAAGCGTCGATACGTTCCATTAACACTTGAAAATGCCGTCAAAGCCATGAAAGGAAATGTTCGTGGCGGTGAAAGCTGGAATTATGGTGCTGGCACTGTTCGATCTGGAATTACGCCTCAATTTAAAAATAAAGAGCAGATTAAGAAATCCCGCAAACGAATCATTACCAGTCAAGAATTCAAGCCAATGGCTGAACAAACTCAAAATATGCTTTTTGAGCTTGCCGAAAAGTTCCATCCTCACTCAATTTATGGCGGAAACATGTTTCAGCATAGTAGTGATTTTTCTGACATGTTAAAAGAAGTTGGAACAAAAGGGATTCATCACATTCGTCAATGGTATAAGCCAACTTTGCCTCCAGAGTTGTTGCAAGAAGCTGGCGAGTATTTGCGTCATTTGCGAGACATGCCTACAGAATATTTTGAAGCCAAGCCGCAACGTGGCGTGCGTTTAAATGAATTTGTTGGCGCAGTTGTTCCACATGAACAACACGAACAATTGGCGCCCCTTTTAAATAAACACGGCATTTCAAGAATTGAGACGTATCACGGAAATACAGAAGATGAAAAAATGAAAAATAGAGTTGATGCTTTGAAAAAATTCCAAGATCACTTCTTTTGTTATGGCGGAAAAGTTAGCAATAAGTCCCAACAAAAAACTACCGTTCATAAAAATATTGACACAATGCGACTTGCATTAACAAAGAAAAAGGCTAAATAATGGCTAGAACACAAGACAATTTTCCAATCGAAGAACAGGACGACGGCAGTGCTGTCGTTGACTTGCCAGAAATGGAAACTGAAGAGCAACCAGATGGCTCCGCCATTGTCCAAGTTGATGACGGCCCCGAGTTCAATCCTGACTTCTACGACAACCTGTGCGACTCAATTGGCTCAGGTGAGTTGGGCACTCTGGCGTTCCGATACCTTGATCTTCTTGAGACCGACAAGGAAGCCCGAACACTGCGTGATAAGCAGTACGAGGAAGGCATCAAGCGCACTGGTATGGGCAACGATGCTCCTGGTGGCGCAACCTTCATGGGAGCTTCTAAGGTCGTTCATCCAGCCATGGCTGAAGGTTGCGTTGACTTCGCCGCCCGTGCCATCAAAGAACTGTATCCGCCAGATGGTCCAGTCAAGACCAAAGTCATTGGCAAGATGGACGAGATGAAGGCGGAGAAGTCTGAGCGTAAGCGTGACTTCCTGAACTGGCAAATCACTGAGCAAATTGAAGAGTTCCGTGACGAGCAAGAACAGTTATTGACTCAACTGCCTTTGGGTGGTTCGCAGTACTTCAAGTTGTGGTTTGATGAGCAAAAGAAACGCCCCGTGGTGGAGTTCTTGCCAATCGACCGGGTGATCCTTCCCTTTGCGGCGACTAACTTTTACACGGCAGAGCGTGCCGCGGAAGTTCACGAGATCACACAATTTGAGTTTGAGCGCCGTATTCGTGTTGGCATGTACCGTGACATCAACGTCGCCGCCGCCAGCATGAATCTGGAGCAGAACAAGGTCGAGCAAGCCAACAACAAGGTTGAAGGTAAACAGTTTGAAGAGAACAAAGACGGCATCCGTAAGGTGTATCACATCTACACCTACTTGGAGTTGACCGACGACAAAAACACAAAGGGGGAGTACGCACCGTACATCCTCATGATCGATGAGTTGAGCAATCAAGTCGTTGGTCTGTACCGCAACTGGGAGGAAAAAGACGAGACCCGAACCAAACTGGATTGGGTCGTAGAGTTCAAATTCATCCCTTGGAGAGGTGCATATGCGATCGGTTTGCCTCAACTTATTGGTGGGCTTAGTGCTGCTCTCACCGGTGCTCTCCGTGCTCTGTTGGATACTGCTCATATCAATAACTCGGCAACAATGCTGAAGTTAAAAGGCGCCAAGATCAGCGGTCAGTCAGCACAGCCAGATGTGACTCAAGTGATTGAGATTGAAGGCGCTCCAGGCGTGCAGGACATTCGCCAAATTGCGATGCCCATGCCGTTCAATCCTCCAAGCGAAGTGCTATTCCAGTTGCTTGGATGGCTGGATCAAGCCGCCAAGGGCGTGGTCACCACCAGCGAAGAGAAGATTGCAGATGTCAATGCTCAGGCTCCAGTAGGAACCACCCAAGCGTTGATTGAGCAAGGTGCGGCAGTATTCTCGGCTATTCACGCTCGACTGCACGAATCTCAAGCCCGTGTTCTGAAAGTCTTGTGCCGTTTGAACCGTTGGCACTTTGATGAGATGAAGAAGGCGGACGTCGTTACTGACTTGGAGATTGTCCGTGAAGACTTTAACAAGAACACCGACGTTGTGCCGGTCAGTGATCCGCACATCTTCTCCGAAACCCAGCGCATGGCTCAGAACCAAGCCGTGCTGGCTCTTGCAGAAAAGCACCCCGACCAATTCAATATGCCCAGTGTACTCAACCGAGTACTCAAGCAAATGAAGGTGCCAAACATCAATGAATTGCTCAAAGACACACCAGCCCCTGAGCAACGCACCAGTGCGGACGAGAACGCCGCCATGCTCATTGGTCAGCCGTCTTATGCTTACCTGCAACAAGATCACATTGCTCACATTCAAGATCACCTGCAGTTCGCACTGAACCCATTCTTGGGTCAGTCGCCGTTTGCCGATCCGAACTATCTAAACAACCTGATCGAGCACCTGAAACAGCACATGACGCTGTGGTATCTGAACCGCTCGAATGGCTACGTGGAGAAGTCTATGGGGCATCCCGTGGACGACTACGAAGACCCACGCCTTACATCAACGATCGACAAGGTGTACACGACTGTTGGCGCCCACGTTATGTTGGACACCAACCAAGTCTTTGGTCAGTTCCAGCAGGCACTGCAGATGATCATGCAGATGGCACAGCAACGCAAGAGCGCACCTCAGCCATTGCCGCCAGATGCGCAAGTGGTCAAAGACACCAACATGGCAGAGACACAGCGCAAGACGCAAGCAGACCAGCAACGGTCTCAATACGACCAAGCCAAGTTGCAGATGGACATGCAAAAGCATACCGAGGACAATCAGACAAAGATTGCGATCGAGAACGCAAAATTGACGCACGAGACAATTCAAAATATTGCTCAGGCTCAACAACCCGCGGCACCCGCCGCACCTACAATGCCACCACCTCAAGGAGAATGACATGGCAACTTCCGATCAAGAACAAAAGAGCATCAACGTGCCCCAGCATAAGCGCTTGGCACAAGGCGCTCCCGTTAACGGTCAAAGCATGAAAGACGAAGGCAAGAAGCACCACGGCGGTGGCTTGTCTGGTGCTAAGAAAAAATGATTGAACAACTGATCCATAGGATCAAGGTACGTCAAGCAGAGTTGCAGATTTCCCTGGCTCACGGGAATGCTCCAAACTGGGAGACGTACCAACGCATAGTTGGGACATACCAAGGGTTGCAAGACGCCATGGACATGATCGACAACATGCTGGACGAAGAAAAGAACCAGGATTGATAGCCCCACTCCGGGGTGAGACCGCGCTGAAAAGCGCATAACGATGCACCTGAGATATGGTGTTTAGGAGTGACGATGAGTGAAGTGAAGAAGATCGTGGCTTTCGAGGCTACGAATGACACGCCTGATCCAGAGGACTTGGCGTGGGCTTTCCCTGACGTAAAGCCGGGGATGGAACCGTTTGGAGGGCGCGTCATTGTGCAACTCCGCCGGATCAAAAAGAAGACAGGACGCATCGTTCTGGTTGAAGAGACCAAAGAGAACGAGAAGTGGAACAACATGATCGGTAAGGTCGTGGCTATTGGTCCGCTTGCGTACAAAAACCGCGACACCATGCAGTCATGGCCGGAAGGCTCATGGGCAGGAGTTGGCGACTACGTTCGAGTCCCTAAATGGGGCGGCGATCGCTGGGAAATCAAAGACCCAACCGATCAAGAGAACGAAGACCCAGTGTTGTTTATGACTTTGAATGATCACGAACTGATTGCCAAGGTTACGAGCAACCCACTTTCTTTTAAAGCCTACGTTTAAGGGGTAAAAAATGGCAAAACAAGAGGATAAATCGGACGATTTAGCGGTTTTGGAGTCGCAAGACGGCTCTGCAACTGTTGATTTGCCCGAAAACATGCTTGACGGCATGGAAGACGACGGTCAAAAAGACGAAAAAGTCGAGAAATCACAGGGCGGAGACGTCAACGATGACGACACAGACCATCCCGATGATGATGACGAGCTTCGTGCGGCTAAACGCAACCGTCGCCGGGCTAAAAAAGACCTGATTCGCAAGACCAATCAGGAAAAAGACCTTCGATTGAGCCAATTACAGCGTGAAAATGAAGAATTCAAGCGCCGTTTGAGCCAATTGGAGCGCAACACCAAGTCAGAACAACTGGTGCGCATCGATAAAAGCATTGAAGACGCCCAAGTTCGCTTGGAATACGCCAAGATGAAGCTGGCAGAAGCCACTCAAGCCGGCGATGGACAAGCGATGGTGGAGGCTCAGACCTTGTGGCAGGCGGCTCAAGACGAATCTCGTCAATTAACCTCTATGCGCGCCCAAGCTGACCGTGAATTGAAGCAACCACAACAGCAAGTTAACGTGCCAGACCCTGAAGTTCAGCGGTTAGCGGCTCAATGGATGCGCAAGAACAACTGGTACAACCCAGATGGCTCCGACAAAGACAGTCGGATCGCCAAAAAGATCGACGAGGTAATGTCTACGCAAGGCTGGAACCCAACCGACCCAGATTATTGGGATGAATTGACTAGCCGTTTGCAAAAAGAATTGCCTCACCGTTACAATGATTCCAATGACGACGATTCTCGTGATGTCAGACGACCAAGGAATGTTGTGGGAAGTGCAGGACGTGAGGCTTCAGCCGCTTTTGGGGGTTCTAACCGCTCCCAGTTCGTACTTTCGCCTGAAAGGGTGAAGGCTATGAAAGAGGCTGGTGCTTGGGACAATCCTGAACGCAAAGCAAAGATGATTAAGCAATTCATTGCTTATGACCGTGCAAACCGCAATTAAATCTAAGGGGAAAATATCATGTCTGAATCTCGTTTAAAAAAATCTCTAGGTGCTGGTGGTCGCAATGATCGCTCAAGCGAGGACGCAAGCCGCCGCGCACCGGAAGATAAGTTCATTTCAAATCAGGAACGTCGCAAGATGTGGAGTGAGGAATGGACGCAATCAGCATTGCCAAAACTGCCCGACATGGACGGGTGGCACCTTTGCTGGCTTTCGACAACCAACAGCTACGACAGCATCGACAAGAGGATTCGCTTAGGCTACGTTCCCGTTAAATCGGATGAGTTGCCTGGGTACGAAGACTACAAAGTCAAATCTGGTGAGCACGTTGGGTACATCTCCTGCAACGAAATGTTGTTGTTCAAGTTACCTATGGACATCTACCAAGAGGTCATGGCTTTTCACCATCACGACAAACCTCGTGAGGAAGCTGAGAAGATTCGTGTCCAGGTGGAAAACCTTCAAGGTCAGCGTGACAGCAACGGACGTTCGTTGGCGAACATCGAAGGCGAAGGTATTGGCTCTCTTGATCAGCAACCCAACCGAACGCCCGTATTTTCGGGCTAACTAAGGAGTAAATTATGAGTGCAACCTCTGCTCCGTTTGGCTTGCGTCCTGCGTTCCATCCTTCTGGTTTGGATCGCGCTCAGGCGCTGGCTGGCGGTATCGTTTCGGGATATAGCTCGAACATTCTTAAGGGTCAACCCGTTCAGTACGGTACGACTGCAAACAGCATCACCATTGGTACCATTGGTATCGCCGCCAACACTGGCGCATGGGCTGGTGCTTTCGCGGGTGTGCAATGGACTGACACGACTGGTCGTGCCCGTGTTTCTAACTACTGGCCTGCAAACACTGCGTACACCGCAGGTACTTGCACTGCTTATTTCTACAACGACCAAAACATCGTTTATGAAATTCAAGCCGATGGCTCGATGGCTCAAACCACTATTGGTAACGAGTACAACTTCAGCAACATCGCCGCTGGTTCTACAACCACTGGCTTGTCGCAAGCAACCTTGGGCGCCTCCACTGCGGTGGGTAACGGTCAACAAGGTCAAATGCGTGTTGTTGACTTGGCTCCCTATGTGGACAATGCCTGGGGCGATGCATACACAATCGTGCGCGTCGTGAACTCTAACTCGCAATTCTTCGGTGCTGTCACCGCGATTGCTTAATTTAAAGGGAGCATAGATTATGGCCGCCCCAATGCGCAGTACGGACTTCCGTTCGATCGTTGAACCAATCCTCAACGAATGTTTCGACGGAGTCTATGACCAACGTGCCGACGAATGGAGCCGTGTGTTCCGTGAAGAAGACGGCATTCCACGTAACTACCATGAAGAACCCGTCTTGTACGGTTTCGGTGCCGCACCTCAGTTACCTGACGGTACGCCCGTGACCTATCAACAAGGTGGTGTGCTCTTCTTGAAGCGCTACCTGTACAAAGTGTACGGTTTGGCATTTGCTTTGACCAAAGTCTTGGTTGAAGACGGTGACCACATCCGTATCGGTCAGGTGTATGCACGTCACTTGGCTCAATCTCTGGTGGAAACCAAAGAATTGTTAGCCGCTAACGTGTTGAATACCGCTTTCAACAGCGCCTACCCAGGTGGCGACGGTGTGTCTTTGATAAACACCGCTCACCCCATCGTGAACGGCACTTTCAGCAACCAATTGGCTACCGCCGCTAACCTGTCCCAGACTTCTCTGGAGCAGATGTTGATCCAAATCCGTCAGGCTGTGGACAACAACGGCAAGAAGATTCGTTTGGTTCCACGTCAATTGATCGTGGCTCCTGGCAACATCTTCCAAGCTGAAGTTCTGTTGAAGTCTGTGCTCCGTACAGGCAACGCAAACAACGACATCAACCCTGTTAAGTCTATTGGCTTGCTGGACGAAGGTGCCGCTGTTCTGTCTCGTCTGACTTCGAGCACTGCATGGTGGGTTCAGACCGATGCTCCAGAGGGCTTCAAGCTCTTGATGCGTCGTCGTTTGGAGAAGACCATGGAAGGCGACTTCGAGACCGATTCGATGCGCTACAAAGCAACCGAGCGTTATGACCTCGGCTTCACTGACCCACGCTGTGCCTACGGTACTCCTGGCGTCTAAACCAAACAGGGGCTGGTCTAAAAAGCCAGCCCTTTTTTTAAACCCTGAGTGGTTCAAGCCACAAGGAGAAAAAAATGCCTCAATTTAGCGATGATCTATTTTTGGGTCCAGCCCAAACGTACATGGGCACCGGCCCAACCAATACCGAAGCAGTGTTTTCTGGCTCGGTAACTGGAACAACCTTAACAATTGCCACACTGCTGTCTGGCGATCCAATTGCCTTGGGTCAATATGTCAGCGGTACTGGCATCACTGCTGGCTCGTATGTAACTGCATTTGTGACCGGCACTGGCGGCGCAGGTACTTACACCCTGAGCGCCTCTTCTAGCGCAACCGGCACCATCAGCGTGTTTGCTTCTGGCAACGCATTGTTGGGCGATCCAGCCCCAATGGATTTGGGTGTTGGTCCTATGGGTCGTGTTTATTTGTGGGACGTCATCCCACAGACTTTGCAAGCCGCAAACATTGCCGCTTCGCAGACCCCAGCCGCCGCAGGCGCATTGACCTTGACCGCAGGTACTTCTGCTAAGTCAGTGGTTCGCACCGATGGCACAACTGTGATTCAGTTGGATTGCGCTCGTGCTGTGTCGATCACCTTGGCAACTGGCGGTACTCCACGTACCTACACAGTGTCGGGTTACGACTACTATGGTCAGCCAATGACTGAAAACATCTTGACCGTTGCAAACGCAACCACTCCAGGCAAGAAGGCTTTCTATCAAATCTCCTCTGTGAGCACCACTGGTGGCGGTTCTGTTGCCGCACTGACCGTGGGTACCACTGACGTGATTGGTCTGCCTGTGCGTGTTGTTGATGCTGGCTACTTGGTTGGCTTGGGCTGGGCTAACGCCTCCACCCGCGCTACCGGCACTTTCGTGCAAGCCGACACCACCAACCCCGCTACCAGCATCACTGGTGACGTGCGCGGAACTTTCACCCCTTCGTCTGCAACCGACGGCATCAAACGCCTCGTTGTGACCGTGGGTTGTAACGCAATCATGGTCGGACCCAATGCAACCCGCACTGGTGCTCTTGGTGTAACCCAAGCCTAAAGGAGACTTAAATGTCCAGCTTTAAACCAATGGTCAAAATGATGACCGACGAGCCTTCAGTTATTCTGAAGCTCAAAAAAGGCGGCAAAGTACACCACAAACATGAAAAGCATGAAGAGCATGGTCACAAGTCCATGCACCATGCTCATGGTGGCTCTATGCACGGTGCTCATGAGGCTTTTGAAGCCGAGCACGGTCATTCCCCTAAGAAGCCTTCGATGGCAGAGCGTCGTCGCGCAATGAACCCCAACCAATACAAAAAGGGTGGGAAAGTTGAGCACAAGGCTTTAGGTGGTGCAATGCCTATGGCAGCTCCTATGGCTCCTATGGCACGTACTGCAGTTGCAGGCATGGCTCCCGCGGCTCGTATGGCTCGTGCGGCTATGGTGCGCAAGGCTTTGACCGGCATGAAAAAAGGCGGTCACGCTGGCATGGAAAAGCACATCGAGAAGTTGGAGAAAGAACTCCATCATCACGAGTCTTTGGACATGGCACATGCTCACCATAAAAAGCATGGCGGCAAGATGCATCACAAGGCTTCTGGCGGCGAGATCGATCGCGCAGAAACCAAGACGACCATCGAAAAAGGTGCGAAGAAGTTTGAGCACACTAAGGTGGACGACGGTGAGCACCATGACAAGCACCATGGCACTAAAGGCATCAAGGACGGCGCACCCGCAGGCTACAAGCACGGCGGACACGCTCACAAGAAGCACCACAAAGCCACTGGCGGCGCAATCCCTGCTGACACTGATGAGAAGGTCAACAAGGGCAAGATCAAGATGCACGGCACCATTGAGGGCAATGAGCACGACTACGTGAACACCGAGATGCACGAAGCCAAGCGTGATAAAGCGCACGGCACTAAAGGCATCAAGGAACAAAACGCTGGCGGCTTCAAGCATGGTGGAAAGATTCACCACAAGGCTCACGGTGGCAAGACTCCTGGCATCGGTCGTGCGATTGAGCATGATGGCGACTGGGAAAACCGTCCCGCTGATGGCACTCCAAAGGGCAAAGTAAACGGCACCACTGGTGGCGTGCGCGAGTCCAATGCTGGTGGCTATAAGCATGGAGGTCATGCCGCAAAAAAGCACTACGCCACGGGCGGTAATGTCGTAGACGACGGGAAAGCTGTAAAGATGCCCCGTCACTTCGTCAGCCGTCCCGTGGCTAACAGCCTGCAATCTGGAACCTTCAAAAAAGGCGGTAATGTCAAGAAGTTTGAAACCGGCGGCTCTCCTAATGACAAGTACATTGTCAAGAATCCGGAGAAAGTTGCCGATAAAGCTAACCGCGATATTGAAGAAGCCATGAATCCACTGAGTATGGCAAAAGAACTTTATGGCAAAGCCAAGAATTTCTTTTCGCCATCGGCTGGGAGCGTCACTAAGACTGAGAAATCAGTGACGGTGGCCCCACGCAAGCGTGGCGGTTCGGCAAAGTGCTAAAACAAGGTAGGGGCTCCGGTCCCTGCTTTTTAAAGGATAAATCATGAGTAACGGAATCGTTTCATCAGTCACGCGTATGGGCGCGTATGAGCCATTTGACCTGCAAGTTGCTCGTGGTCAAATTTTTGGGCATAGTCCCGTCGCTATTTTTGGTTATAGCGCAGCTATCGGTAGTACTGCCCTTGGACCAGTTTGGGAAGGTCAAACCCAATCCGGCGGTCTTTATACATACCCCAGTTCTGCTGTTGTGATGTCAATCGTCAGCGACAGCACATCAGATACATCTGCAAAATCCGTAACCATCAATGGCTTGGATTCCGGCTACAACATGCAATCGGAAACAGTTGCATTGAACGGAACAACCACGGTTACATCAACCAAGTCATATCTGCGCATCAATAGCGTAGCAATGTCTAATGCATTGAACACTGGCAACATCACCATCTCCAATGGTGGGACAACATATGCCAAGATCAACGCAGGCATTGGGACGACTCAGATGTCGATCTTCACTGTACCTGCAGGCTATACGTTTTTCTTGACCTACATTCAAGCAGACGCAAGCGTTGGGTTTACCTCAAGCAACTACATGCTATTTGCTGAGTACAACAAGTTCAACACTACTGGTGCAACCACATACGCAGGTCAATCGACTTTTGTTCAGGCTTACAACCAACCGTTCCAAGTTCCGATCCCTCACGCTGAAAAGACTGACATTCAGTACTTGGTGAAATCAAACTCTGGCGGACCATTTACTGCTGACATTTTTGCTGGCGGCTACTTGATTCAGAACACCGTTAACGTAACGCAACCAGGACAATAATCATGCCTTTGATCAAATCAAAATCTGAAAAAGCCTTCAAGAAAAACATTGCAACTGAAGTGAAAGCTGGAAAGCCAGTCAAGCAAGCAGTTGCAATTGCGTACAGCACCAAACGCGCCGCACCCAAAAAGATGTGCGGTGGCGGTAAATCGGGTTGGTAACATGACTAAAAGGGGGCTTTATGCCAATATCAATGCAAAGCGTGAGCGCATCGCTAAAGGCTCTGGTGAGCACATGCGTAAGCCTGGGTCAAAAGGTGCTCCAACGGCTGAAGCCTTCAAAGAGTCAGCCAAAACAGCCCGAATGAAAGAAGGCGGTCCGAGCCTTGCAGTTGGTCGTGGAGAAAAGTTGCCCGAGTCTCGTGGCGCTGGTCTTACTGCCAAAGGTCGGGCAAAATACAACCGTGAAACTGGATCGCATTTGAAGGCTCCACAGCCTCAAGGCGGCGCAAGGAAAGATTCTTTCTGTGCACGTATGTCCGGTGTTGTAGAACATTCAAAAGGGGACGCTCCACGCGCCAAAGCATCTTTGAAGCGTTGGAACTGCCCTGGTTGGTAGAGGATAAAAAATGGCTTATAGCGGAACGGTTGGAACTACGGTTGTTAGCACGCAAAAATTCATCGACCAAGGCGCTCGTATGTCGGGCAAATTGGCTGAAGAATTGACCGTGGAGCAAGTTCAATCTTCCAAACAAGCCCTCTTCTTTATCCTGTCCAATTTGATCAACCAAGGGATCAACTATTGGGCTATCGACAAGAAGGTTTACGGCATGAATGCCGACCAATTCGAGTATTTACTACCCGTGGGTGGTAATGACGTTTTAAATGCCTTATATCGCCGTTTAAATCGTCCTACGCCTGCTCCTGGTGGTGCTTACTTCTCGTCTAGCGGCGTTACCGGACTGGCTTTTGACAACAATGTGTTGACCTCCGATGCTCAGACAGCCCCAAATGGCTACATCGGCATCAATTACGGTCCAAATAACCCAATCTATGCCGGCTCAATTGGCATCTTGCCTGCCACTTCTGGCTTGTTCCACATCCTTTTAGAGTGGTCAAACGATGGAGTGACGTGGAATTTGCTGGAAGACACCGGAGTTACCACTTGGGTGAATGGTCAATGGCTTTGGTACGACATTGATCCAGGCGTTACGTGTCAGTATTACCGCATGCGTGAGACAAGTGGCGGCACATTGAACGTTGCCGAGTTCTTTGTTGGCAATAACTCGACTGAAATTACCATGGCTCGCTTGAACCGTGATGACTACACGAACCTGCCGAACAAAAACTTCACCGCAAACCAGCCATTTCAGTTTTGGCTGAACCGCACGATCCCACAAGCAAAGATTACGCTGTGGCCAACACCTTCCGATCCGTTTGTTCAGATGGTTGTGTGGTACTCACGCCAGATCATGGACGTGGGAGACCTGTCCGGTGAGCTAGAGATACCTCAATACGCCTATCAGTCAATTCAGTGCATGCTGGCTCACCAGATGAGCCTGATACTGCCCGGAGTTGATCTTGCACGCACTCAGTATCTTGAGGGTCAAGCTGATAAATACTTCACAATGATGGAAGCGGAAAACCGTGATAAATCGCCAATCTACTTTGCACCCAATATCTCTCCGTATACACGCTAATGTTTAGAGTACAATATGAACTCCAATCATTACTGTATACAAGACATGAACTACCAAAAAGTTTATGACAATTTGATCTCCAAGTGCCGAGCGCGTCAATCAATTGATGGCTACAAGGAGCGCCACCACATTATTCCAAAGTCATTGGGTGGCTCAAACGATCCATCAAATCTTGTTGACTTGACAGCCAGAGAGCATTTTGTTGCTCACTTTCTTTTGGCAAAGTTGCACGGCGGGAATCAATGGTCGTCCATCAAACGCATGCGCGGTAATGATGATTTTTACATCAACTCTAGGTTGTACGAGGTGGCACGTCGAGAGGTTGCAAAAGCAACCAGCTTGCGTTTTAAGGGTGTTTCCAAGTCAGAAGAGACACGGGCGAAGATGTCTGCTGCCGCACGAAAACATCATGGGACGGACTTGAAGCCTGTAAAAATCAAACGTGGCGAAGAAGGTTATGTAAGCCCCATTAAAGGCGTGCCTCGACCAACTCCTTGGCGCATTGGTGCAATACCAGCCAACAAAGGCGTTCCTGCTTCTGAAGAAACACGAGCAAAATTGTCGGCCAAGAAAAAAGGCGTCAAGCAAACTCCTGAACAAATTGCCAAGCGTGTTGCCGCTCGTCGTGCTACTCTGGCTGCACAGGGGAGAACCGTTTAATGCCACGCTTTCTTAATACTGAAGGCAACGCAGTAATAGCAATTTTCATTTGCGATAGATGCAAGATGAAGAGACCTATCATTGAGGCTATGCCAGATAGCAATTTTCCCGGCCTCAAAGTATGCCAGCAAGGTTGCGCCGATCAAAAAGACCCCTATCGCTTGCCTGCCCGTAAGACAGAACGCATCACTTTGCAGTATCCTCGCCCAGATGTCAGCGTGGCAGTGGAGCCATACGATATTGTGACCACGCCTTATGGTGGCGAGGTATTGAGTACAGAACAAGCTCCGAGTGTGCCGACCAATGATGGCAACAACAGCACAATCAAAACACAGCCGAGTCCTTGAATGTCATCACAAGTCACGATTACTGAACTACCACAGGCTCTGGCATTAGCAGGGACTGAGGCTGTCCCCATCGTACAAAACGGGGTTACGGTTCAGACCACCACAGGTGCAATTGCAGGCGCTGGTGCTCTGAATTACCCGTTTGTGACGTTTGGATCAACCGCGGGACTGACTCAAGCTCGTCAATTAACGGTTGGTAACGGCTTATCGTTCACTGATGGCGGCGCAGGAGGCGCGCTTCAGATCAATTTGACGGGTGCGGCTCAGTCTTTAAATAGTTCCAGCACCGGAATACAGGTCAAAACAAACGCAAATACGCTCACAGGGCGCACTTTTGGCGTCGGGACAGGGCTGAGTATCACCAACGCCGATGGAGTGGCTGGAAACCCCAATATAAGCCTTGGAACGTTCCTTCAGAACCTCGTCTCCTTGACCGGAACAGGCATCTTAGCCCTCCAATCTGGCTCTCCAGCGAAAATTGTATTACAAGGTGTTACTAATCAGATTAGTATTGCCAATGGTGATGGGTCATCAAATCCGATCATTTCGCTGGCTACAAACCCCATAGTTCCTGGCACTGGAAGCATCACCATTCCGGTCGGAACGACTGTTCAAAGGGTGGGTTCTGCCGGTGCTTTGCGCTACAACACGTCGCTTCAGCAGTTTGAAGGCTACACCAATACAGGTTGGAACCAGTTCTCATTGACGGGCGGAGTGACATCGTTTAGCGCGGGCACAACGGGATTTACACCAAACACAGACACCACCGGCGCCGTAACCCTTGGAGGCGTTTTGAATGTCTCTAGCGGCGGTACTGGGGTCTCCACCTTGACCGGATACGTCAAAGGTAATGGCACATCAGCATTCACTGCTTCGGCAACGGTTCCAACGACTGACTTGAGCGGCACGGTGACTAATGCTCAGTTAGCCAATAGCGCAATCACGATCAATGGATCGTCTGTCAGTTTGGGTGGCTCGATTACCGTCACAGCCACGGCCACCAACGCCTTAACCATAGGCACTGGCCTGACGGGCACGAGCTATAACGGCTCTGCCCCCGTCACCATCGCTATTGATTCGACAGTTGCGACTCTGACTGGATCGCAGACGCTGACCAACAAAACGATCAGTGGCTCGTCAAACACATTGAGCAACATTGGCAACGCAAGCCTGACCAACTCGTCAGTGACGTATAACGGCGTTGCTGTGGCTTTGGGTGCATCGGGAACAATTACCGCTGTAAACCCCAATGCTTTGACGATTGGCACTGGATTGAGCGGAACCAGCTACACGGGTGCATCGGCTGTAACGATTGCGATTGACTCGACTGTAGCCACGCTAACAGGTTCTCAGACACTGACAAATAAGTCAATGTCGGGGTCAAGTAATACATTCACCAACATTCCCAACTCGGCACTGACAAACTCGTCGGTGACTGTTGGCACGACCTCAATTGCCCTTGGCGCATCCAGTTTGACGCTTGGTGGCTTAACGTCGGTGGCGGTTACGCAAGACCCAACGCAAGCATTGCAGTTGACTACCAAGCAGTACGTTGATGCGATTGCCTCAAACGTCAACTACCATGCGGCTTGTTCATACGCAACAACCGCCGATCTGGGCACGGTGACTTACAACAACGGCACATCCGGTGTTGGCGCAACAATTACCAATGCGGGAACTCAAGTCGCTTTGACAATTGATGGGCACACATTCACCTCAACGGACGCATCTAATGCCGTTCGTGTCTTGGTTAAGAATGAGTCAAACGGCGCATACAACGGCATCTACACGGTCACCAATCAAGGCTCTGCATCCACCAACTGGGTGCTGACTAGAGCAACCGACTACGACCAAACAGGTACCGGACAGAATGAAATCGCCCCCGGCGACACGACGTTCATTTTGAATGGAACGATCAACGCCAACACTCAATGGGTTCAAACGACCCCACTGCCAATTACGATTGGCACAACGTCGATCACCTTCATTCAAATTGGCGGCCCCGGCGCTTATACCGCAGGCACCGGACTGACCCTGACTGGGACACAGTTTAGCATCACCAACACCACGGTGACTGCTGGCGCTTATGGCTCGGCTACACAGGTGGGAACCTTCACCGTCAATGCTCAAGGTCAGTTGACCCTTGCAGGAAACACCACGGTAACTCCAGCGGTCGGATCGATCACTGGCTTGGGTACTGGCGTGGCGACAGCCCTGGCGGTGAACGTAGGCTCTGCAGGCGCTTTTGTGACTTACAACGGCGCATTAGGCGCGCCTTCAAGCGGCACATTGACCAACGCAACTGGGTTGCCTTTGACCACCGGCGTGACTGGAACTCTTCCGGCTTCAAACGGTGGTACTGGTGTTGCAACCTTGACGGGTATTGCTTACGGTAACGGCACCAGTGCGTTCACAGCGGCGACAGCGGCTCAAGTGGTTTCGGTGATCGGAACTACAGCGGTCACGAACGCAACAAACGCCGTTAACACCGGCATCACAGCCGCAACGACAGGCGCAACAAATTACTTGACATTTGTCACAGCGACTACCGGAAATCTTCCGCAGTTGGTAAACTCGGCAATAACCTGCAACGCAGCAAATGGCACCATCACAGGTGGCATTGCAGGCGGCGCATTCTAAGGAAAAAACATGGCACAAAGCGGATACACCCCCATACTAATTTACGCAAGCGGATCAACTGGGAACACGCCTTCTGCGTCTAACCTGACAAGCAGTGCGTCGGGCGCTGAATTGGCATTGAACTACTTTGATGGCAAGCTTTTCTACAAAGATGCATCAGGTAATGTGCAGGTGTTGGCCTCCAAAGCAGGCAACATCAATGTGTCCTCAATCAGTTTTGGCACGACTGGCCTGACTCCTAATACTGCAACCACAGGTGCTGTGACTGTTGCAGGAACATTGATCACTTCAAACGGTGGTACTGGTCTTTCCTCGTACACCGCAGGTGACCTGCCCTACTATGCATCCGGCACAGCATTGTCTAAACTGGGTATTGGCACAAACGGGCAGATTCTCACATCTTCGGGCTCGGCCCCTCAGTGGTCTACATTGTCTGGCGTGGCGGTTACGACCTTCAGCGCAGGTACAACAGGTCTTACACCTTCAAGCGCAACATCCGGCGCAGTGACCTTGGGCGGAACACTCGCCACTACCAACGGAGGCACAGGCTTAACTTCGTTTACAGCCAACCAAGTTTTTTACGCATCTTCTACAAGTGCGTTTGCTCAAAGCACCAACTTGCAATTTAGCGGTACTGACCTGACTGTTTACGGCATCACAGTAGGCCGTGGTGCAGGTGCTGTATCTACCAACACTGCGGTGGGTGCTAGTGCTTTGGCGGCTAATACGAGTGGCGCTTTTGTTGTCGCTTTTGGCGCTAACGCAGGCTTGTCAAACACCACTGGCTCAAATAACGCTTTTATTGGTCGTGCCGCAGGCTACACAAACACCACAGGAAACGGGAATACAGTGCTTGGCGATGCCGCCTTGTACTACAACACTACAGGCGGTTTAAATACGGCTGTTGGCTCTACTGCTGGACAATCAAATACCACTGGTATTCAAAACTCCTTTTTGGGTCGTGCCGCAGGATTTACCAATTCAACAGGTTCTTACAATGCGTTTCTTGGGGATGCTTCCGCCTATTACAACACCACAGGGTCGTACAACGTAGCCGTTGGTCAAGCCGCTCTCCAGAGCAACACCACAGCCTCTAATAACACTGCTGTAGGTTATCAGGCGGGGTATAGCGGTACGGTTGGGTACAACAACGAAATTTTTGGTTATCAAGCCGGATACACAAACGTGTACGGCTCATCAAATACATTAGTTGGGCATCAAGCTGGCTACACAATGAACCCGACTGGTTCAGTAGCTGTAAATACAATCAATACATTTATTGGCTATGGTGCTGGTTATTCTGTAACAACCGGTACGAAAAACACCATCATCGGCGCATACAACGGCAACCAAGGTGGCCTAGACATCCGCACGGCAAGCAACTACATCGTGCTGTCTGATGGGGATGGGAATCCACGGGGTATCTTTGATGGCTCGGGTAACTTGCTGGTGGGGACTACATTTGCAGGCACTGATAAAGTTCGTTTTGCTTCTACTGGCGCTACTTCTAACCAGCTTGGTCTTGTTTCAACAGACGATGCAAGCGGTAACGGATATATTCAATTTAGAAATTCTGCAACCACTTCAATTGGCTCTATTACAAGAGTCACAACTACTAACGCTGTTATTTACAACACCACTTCTGATTACCGTTTAAAAAATGTTATTGGCGCAGTAACGGGGCAAGGTGAACGAATTGATGCTTTGAAGCCCATTGATTACAAATGGAAAGATAGTGGCGCAAATGCTCGAGGTTTCTTGGCGCATGAATTCCAAGAAGTGTATGAAAACAGCGTGACAGGAACAAAAGATGCTGTTGATGCCAAAGGAAACCCAGTTTATCAAGCAATGCAACCAAGCACACCAGAAGTCATTGCTGAC